CAGTTGTTTTTTGATAATTTCAACTTCGTGATCTGTGGGCTTGTCTGTAAAATTAACATCAAACGGTGTTTGGTTATCGTCATTGGTTTGTGTTGAAAATTCAGCAATGATGTCCAAGCAAGCATTGATCTCCGAATCGCAGTCCATGTTCTCGTATTGATTGTAACGTTCAATACGGTTGGGATGTCCTGAATATACTTCGGGTAATCGGCTGGCATAGTTACGGAATGCAAACTCGTTTTGAGCTGCCCAAGGGTTTTGACCAGCATCGCCTGTTTTGGCATAACCTGGTAAACCAAATTGATTCTTGCCTGAAATAGGACTTAGTGTGCCGTTGGTATCGGCAACCTTAAAATATTTTCGCCATGACATAGTGTAGTATTTACCGCAGGTTAACTAGAGTACTGCAATAACTTGTTGGATACACTGAGCTGACTCTTCATCACATTTACTAATTCTTCTAGCTTTTCTAACTGTGCAGTCATTATGCCCATAGATTCTCCGCTGTTGCTGACAGGGATACTGCGCCCGTCGGGCAGTGGTACCACAGCTTCTGTTCCATGCATGGTCAAATTTGGTTGATATCCACTGCGTGGACCGCTCAATATAGCGCCATTGGCTGCTGACACTTCAGCATGAATATGGTCACCAGACGATATACTACCATTGGCATTTTTTTGTCCACTTCGTTCAAACTGAGCAAGACTAACTCCAGCCATAGCTTTGATCGTAGACAACGCACTGCCATATTTTTCTGGATCATTGAGTACTATATCTAGTGCTTGGCCTGTTCCGTGTTTGGACTTACCGTCTTTGGACCTAGAATCGTTAAGGCCACTGAAATATTTTAAATCTCCGCCCAGTGTTGCTTGAATATTGTGTGCTAATTCGTAAAGTGCATCTGATGATCCGCCACCGGAAATTGCTTCGGCGCTCTTTAATTTTAACCCAGCAGCTCCTTTTTTACCACCGCCATCGTCAGTAGATCCAATCCCTGTACCACTTAGATCAACTTCACCGCTGACTGCAACTCCCTCAACACCACCGCCTGATGTAGTAGTAGGTGCACCACTTTCTATGCCCTTTTTAATTCGTCCTGCACCGGGTATAAAACTTGTAAGAAATTCAATAGCTCCTGCTAAAACTCGCATGGCCTTGGTCACAGGATTGATGCCTAAATTAACAAAGTCTTGAAGATTATCGCGAGTTTTACGTTGTGCTTTTTCAATCTCAACTTGTGTTTTTGTTGATTCGTCCTGGGCCGTGCGATTCTTTTTTGCTGATTCTATCAAAGCACGAATCTCTTCAGCATTCATTCCGCCGTACTTTGCAACTAACTCTGCGTTTTCAGTGAACTTTCCAAATGTATCCTGTCCAAAGCCCAATTGATAGGCGCTGTTCATATCAGTGATATTGCGTTTAGATGATTTGGCCATCTCGGCAATTACATCCGCTTCGTCTTTGGTAGAATCGCTGAGCATTGCAAATACACCCGGCATAGCAGTCATTAAATTTCCAGACGCTGCTACGTCTCCGGCAAACGATCTAATAACATTCATACGTTGCTCGCCAGATAGATTCTCGTTAAGGAATTCTAACTTGCGCAATTCTTTGGCTGCTTGTTCGTCACCAGCCAATGCTCGCTGTTTCAGTTCGTATTGTTTGGCCGCAAACTGTTGCTCAGCCAGCGCATCTTGTTGTTTTTGTTGTAGCTGTTCTCTAGACTGTCCAGTCAATCTAGACACTGCTTCTAAATTTTCTAGGTATTTTGCTGTTTCAACAGCCAGTGTGCCTTGCATGCTGGTCGAATTTCTACCCAACATAGTTTGTTGTTTTAAGAAGCCAGCAGCACCTTGGTTGATTTCGTCAACTGAAACACCCATTTTTAGCAAACCATCAACAACGCCGCCACGTTCCAACACATCTATCATATTGGCAAACTGTGTGGCTCCGTTGAATGCTGTGCCACCAAAATTGGCCAAGGTTGTTGAGTTAGCTTTCATCAGGCTTTGGAATTCGCCCAGTTCCTCAATGCCGTAACCAAACTTCTGCATGTTGGCATAGACTTCCTTCATGCCGCCAGCACCAATTACTCCAGCTCTACTGATATCTTTGTAGCTCTTGTATAAGGCGTCTGCTTGTTTGTTTACTGCACCAACATAGGCCATTGTGGCCTTGGTCAGTAGTCCTATGGCTTGCCCAGCAGGACCAAATTTAGACGCATAATTGGCCACTGCATCGGCGCCCGAAGACAATGCGTCATTGTAAACCTGGGCACCTTTTTCACCTTTGAGCATGCCAGCTCCAAGATTTTTAAAGCTCGTGCCCAGTTGCTTTAGACTTTGATTAAGTTGCTGAGTATAGTTTTTCACACCCAGCGTGGCATCTTTCATCTGTTGAGCCAGTTCTTTGCTTACAGGAATACCTTTTGCTATTGCGTCGTTATAGGCAGCAAAAATTTCATTAATTTCTTCCGGGGTGTACATATCAGCCATAATTATATTTACCGAGGAAAAAAATGACACAAACTAACCAATCAAATCCGTTAAGGCAGTACTTTAGACAGCCTGCAATCTACTTACGATTGCCCAGCAAAGGTGAGTTTTACCCACCTGGCACATTGATCATGCCACCCAACGGTGAACTGCCTGTGTTGCCCATGACTGCCATAGACGAAATCACATATCGTACCCCTGATGCGTTGTTCAATGGGTCCGCGGTGATCAACGTAATTCAAAGTTGTGTGCCAAACATACGCGATGCCTGGGCTGTGCCAGCTATGGACGTGGACAGTATCTTAGTGGCTATACGCATTGCCAGTTACGGACACACCCTTGAACTTGGCACATCTTGCCCAAAATGCAATACTGAAGAAGATTACGGTTTAGATTTACGTCAAGTACTTGATCAAATGAAAACTCCCGATTACAATAAAAGTATTCAATACCGTGACATTGAGATATTTTTCAAACCCATGACTTATCAAAATCTCAATGACAACAATGCTATGCAGTTTGAAGAACAACGTATATTGAGTGTTATACCAAATACAGAAATTCCCGACGCAGAGAAAATCACAGCATTAGGAGAAGCCTTAAAGAAAATTACCAACATTACTGTTCAAGCATTGTCTCAAAGTATTGCAACTATTCGAACACCAAATGCCCTGGTCACTGAGCCTGAGTTTATCAACGAGTTTTTACAGAATTGTGATCGTACTTTGTTTAATCAAATTCGAGATCACATCATTCAAATCAAAAATGAAGCAGAAATCAAACCAGTGCAAATCAAATGTCCTCACTGCACGCACGAGTATGAACAACCCATAACATTGGATATGGCAAGTTTTTTCGAAGCCGCCTCTTAGTCTTGGACTCTGATCAAATTACCAAATGGGTTGATCAGATGGAAAAAGAAACAAAAGAAATTAGACAAGAGGCGATCAAAATGTCTTGGTACATGCGAGGTGGTATGACTTACGATCAGGCTATGAATCTCAGTGCAGAGGAAAGAAAACTAATCGGCGACCTAATCAAAGACAATTTGGAAACCACTAAGAAGTCAGGATTGCCATTCTTTTAACCATGTTAGACATAAACACTGTACGCTACAACATTGAACGCTGGATAGAGACTTTTGTTGAGATTCCACATCCTGCGCTAGGGGGTTGGCCTCCTTGTCCATATGCCAAAAAAGCCAGACTGGAACAGGACTTTGCAGTACACATAGGCATGGATCCTTACTTCGATTTGGTTAACCTAGCCCGAGACGGTCTAGGCGGAAAGAGTGTTGTTATATTTGTGTACAATCCAGCGGAATGGCCTTATGATCAATTCAGTTACAGTCTGCATGCCGCCAATGAAAATTATTTGTTAAAACAAGATATCCTGGCCCTGGAAGATCACCCCAGTGATCCAGAAATAGTAAACGGCGTTTGTATGAATCAAGGTGACTATGCCATGGCCATGTGTCAAAGTGTTACAGATCTAAATATTCGAGCAAAACACATGGCGTCAAAAGGTTTTTACAATAC